AAATAAAAGTTATGCTTAAAGTGAATGATGTTGTTGTAGGAAATGCCATGGCCAATAAGTATGCCATTACTTGTGCAGGTTGGGTAGGTGTTGTTACCAGTATTGATGAAGGGGATTCTAACCTTATATGGGTGAAACCATTTAACGGGCCTGGTGATGACAGGTATAATGTAAGTATGGAATGTTTTGATCTTTACTTGAGGACTAAGGAGACCATTACTCCAGAGCCTACCAAGATCAGTAAAGAAGAGCTTTTGGATATACTGTCAGCTCAGAACGATTGTTATTATTCTTTGGCCCAAGTGGTTGACATGATCAAGAAGATTGAAGACCCTAAGCCAGTTCTTTCTAGTAAGGTTCAGGTTACAGCCGAAGGCTATGATAGTTTCTTGGACGCTGTCCGTGAAAGGTTTGAAGCCAACTTTGGTGGACACAATGGAGGTAGGTTCATTGATCTAGACACGGCCGACTTCAGTCTTAATGGTAATAGAGTTGAATTAGACTCTGTAGATCTAAACGCAGATGAGGTGGTAGATACCGCTGTCGAGTGTCTTGAGAACGTCCTTATCCAGTACGTTGAGGTCTTAGAAAAAAGTGATCTACTCGAAGCTTAAGCTGTGTCAGGATCAAATAATTGTCTTATATTTATATTGTTAATAAATAAAAACAAAAAACAAAAACAAACAGTTATGACAAGTAACCGTCCTAGCAATTATGCTAAATTGAGCTACACACAGAAAGTTAGCCGTATCAACCGTAAACTCCGTACAGGTGACATCACTCGTGTTGCCGACACCACTGGATTCTCTACTACCCACGTATCCGACGTGATCAGTGGTAAGTATTTCAATGAGCGTATCGTGAACGAAGCCTACGATATGACTCGTGGTCGTGTATCTAATGCTGTTAAGCTTTCTAGCTTCTAATTAGATCCTTTTATTGATTGGTCAAAGCCTGGGGTTTATACCCTGGGCTTTTCCTTTTATAACTGGTTGATAACCAATAACTTATAACTGATTGATTATCAATAGAGAACTTTTGAAAATAGTTGCTCCCAGATTTTACCAAGTCAAATATTTGTTGTATATTTACTATGTACCAAATCAATAAAGAATATGATTAATTGTGCAATCTATGGTGGGGCCAGCACGGTCTCAGGTAAAGTGAATGAGAAGAGAAAGTCTGGTGACACAACGTGGGAAAAGGTCAATATTACCAAAAACCCAGAGTATTACCTACAGACCTTTGAGGTTAGACATAATGGTGAGCATGTTATCACAATGTCCAGGCTCTATGGTTTTGGGTTTGATTCTTTTGCGTGGTATCCGACACTAAGCCAGTATCAGATCGACAAGCTTAGAGAGTTAGGCGTGTGTGTAGATATACCATGAGTCTATCCCTTACTCTAAAGATTAATTTTTTTATCTCAAATAAATGTAGTATATTTAACAACAATTAAAACAATAAAGGTTATGTCAACTAAAGGAAACAATTTTAGACAAGGTGTTATCACCTCAATTTCAATGGACGAGGCTAAGAAGAGTGCTCCGGCTATCTTTGCCACAAGCCCTGCTCCAACAATCAAAAGTCCTAAGTATCAATTCACCCCGACCTTCGAAGTCATTGACTATATGAAGGACATGGGCTATGCCTTAACAGGTGTGAAACAGTCTAGCTCTAACGTAGACCTACGTAAGAACTGGGGTATCCACATCGTTAAGTTCCAACACCCTGAGCTGTTTATCAAGAACCCTGAAGGAGACGTTGAAGCACGTCCTGAGGTAGTATTGATTAACTCTCATGACGGTACACGTCCTATTCAATTCGAGATGGGTCTATTCCGTCTTGTGTGTGAGAACGGTCTGATCATTAAAGACCAAGACATGGGTTCATTCCGTGAACGCCATACCAAACTTAACTTCCAAGGAGTTAAAGACTTAATCTCTGAGAAGGTAGACGGCCTCAAGACCGTTGTGTCCAAGATAAGCCAATGGAATATGGTTGAGATGAATGATAAACAAAGATACCAGTTTGCTGTAGAAGCATTGGCTCTTAGATTATCTACAGACCGTAAGCCTGAACAGTATGAGATCTTAGACCTATTGAACCCTAAGCGTAAGGCTGATGAAGGCAATACCTTATGGAAGACCTATAACATCGTCCAAGAGAATATCATTAAAGGAGGGTTTCAACTTAACAACCGTCAAGCTAGGGCAATTAAGAACCCGATCGAGGACTTTACGTTGAACCAAGACCTATGGCAGTTGGCTGACACTTACAGTCACTAAGCCACTAGTGGTATGTTAGTAGGGTGTTAGCATCATGTTAGCACCTTGCTAGCGCTCCACAAAAGGGCTAATTGTGGTAGATAGGGGGGCCCTAGCAGGAGGCCCCGCGTTGACTGGCCACTGACACCTGGGAATTTCCCAACCTACCTAAATTGTAAATACAAAAATATGAACTTACTAATATTATCTAATACAACTTCAAAAGAGGAATTTAAACAATTACTCAAGTTAATTAATGAAATAAATGAAAAGGGATTAATGGAAACATTTAACCAAATGGTGGACGATATGTATTTTTCAGGCACAGAATTAGCCAGTTGTATTAACCACGCTTGGTATGATTTGTTGATTGATCCAGAAACAGGAAAGTTCAAAGAAGAAATTCAAACTACAGAAATATGAACCAGATTAGGTCTTTCATCACAGCCCTTATAATCATATTAGCAGTTCTTGGTTTTTCTTTTATTGCAATTCTATTAAGAGACAACTTTGAGATCTTCCAAGTAAAACTAATTGCTATTACTATCTTATTATTTATCGGTCACGCAAGTTATAACGTGGCAAAAAAACTTTAAAGTATGACAACCAGAATCCTCGAAGTAACAAAAGGTCCCTTTAAGTGGTACGAAGTACAAGTCCGTTTCTTATGGTTTATATGGATAGATGCAGATATATACAACACAAAATTTCCTAATGTATTTGCATCATTAGAGACTGCCATGTCTAGCCTTGATAGACTCAAGAATCCTAAGACCAAAAAAAAGGTAGTTGTTAAAATAGATATATAAATCCGTATACAGAAATTTACTAAAAAATCCAAAAAATCAAATTCTAAACTTTCAGAAATATGCAATTCTTCCAAAAAAGTAAATCCGTAAATTTCCAGGTTCATCCATTAACACGTAAGCCTGGTGGGTGTAGACTTACCTTCTTATTTAAAGATGGTACTTATCTCGACACTCATAAATTGGTCAAGTATCCTAAACAATATGCTTTGACCGTAGTGAACAAATATTGTTGTACCAAGAACCCGGTAGTTAAAGTATTTGACCAAACTGGTGTTATCTATGAAAAGAATTAACCCAGAAGATGCTCACTTCTATGTCAAGTTGACTGGAGATGATCCTCGTAAAATGGAAAAGGCCGTGGCCTTTACCCTGACCGATTCTGGGGATCCTGGTTGGCAAGACGTTACCTATTATGGTGAAGGTATTCTTGATCCTACGTCTAGCGTAAAGAACCCTGAATACGTCTACGTCCTTGTTAATAAGAAGATGCCTGGGATCTGTAAGATTGGTATGACTACCACAAGTGTGAATCAAAGAGTCAAGGAGATCAATAGTGCAACAGGTGTTATTAGCCCATGGTTCTCGGTCTTCAAATACAAGTGTATGAACTCTAGAGTCCTTGAGAAGGCTGTCCATGAGAAGCTAGAATCACTTGGCTACCGTGTCAATCCTAAACGTGAAGGTTTTGAAATTGATTCTAATACGGCCATAGAATTGATTAAAGAACTAGGGGATCAACTTACTGTGACTCCTAAAGACTTTGGTAAATAAATTTGTAAATATAGCAAAATAGGGCCCCTTTGCGAAAAACGAAACGCGTATGTTATACTTTTGGTTAATAGTGTTATCATTTATTCTATGTTTCTTAGTACTTAGATTCATTGAGAAAATTGCTTATGTAGCCGGGATCATGCTTGGCCTCATGCTTTTAGGGATCGTTATTATTCCATTCAATCCAGACCTAGGAATAAAACTAGCCGCCTATATGTTTGCTATATTAGCATGTTTGGCCGTTATATTCTTATTTAGCAGTTTTCTGTCCATTATTATTGTAGCTCCTATAATGATGATCTGGGGGAGTCTCAAAGGATTATTTAAGCGTGATTGATATTTATTAGTGTATAAATTTATTCTATTATGTTCATTGTGATACATGCAAATCCTGATGGAGATAGCTACTCCATTCACGCTACTGAAGAAGCCGCTAGACAGGCTTTTGATGAGTTTAATGAAAATGCTTCTGCAGATGATACAGTGTATCTAGCTAAAATTGAAAATCCTAAGTATTTTGGATTTGGATCTAGAGGTGACATGTTTGGAGCTGAAGTAATAGAAGATTCATCTGCACAAATGGAAGAAGTTAAACATTTACAAAGAGCCGCAGGCATTAAAAAATAATATCATGAAAGATTTTAATATTGCTAAATACCTAAGAGAAAATTATCAAGGTTCATTTAGTATGTTCCAACCTTATGTTGATTTGAATCCTCTAAAAGAAGAATCAGAAGAGCAATTAGACACTGAAATTCCTTATAAAGGGCCTGATCCACACCTTGATGGTATGGGAAGTGATTTTGAACAAGCAGAACCAGTTGAAGAAGGTAATTTGAGTGAAGATGCTACTATGAGATTTGATATGAGTGATCCTGAGTCTAGTGAAGATGCTTTAGAATGGATCCTCGATAATATTTCTGATACTGAAAATGTTGTAAAATCAGAAGAAGAAGCTACGGCATTTAGAGAAGCTCCTATTGAAGATATTGTTGATATCATTAATAGTAGACTTCAAAACTCGACTATTGATATTGTAAATAATTCTGTAATTGATGAATTGTCAAAAGAATTTCAAGAGTGGGTTGATGAGAATAATCTTCCACATTTTAGTGCAGATGAAATTCTTTATGATGATTCTATTGAAAAGACTCCTGAGCAAGAAAAGTATCTTAGAGATTTTCTCAACAGATGGGATAGTGCAGACGATTTTATTAAGTTATCTATAAGAAACACTCCACAAATTAAAGAAGAAGTAGGAGCAGAGCAAGAGAAGTTTGATCGTGCTATGGATTTGTTCGGACAAAAAATAGTTAATATAGCCAATGAAATGATTGATGATGGCTATGAAAAAGAAGATGCTGTTCAATTCTTAAGAGATATTGCAAATTATATTGAAGACAATGTCATTTAATTTTAAAAAATATACTGCTAACAATCCTCTTCTTAGAGAAGATGGTGATAATGTTACAGCCGCAGACAACGCTGCTTATGGTGCAGATCAAGAAGCAGGTGAACCTTTTGAAGAAGAAGTAACTGTATCTTCATCTGGTGTTGAAATGCAAGAACAAGAGATCGACGTTTGGAATAACCTAGGTGATAAGTTTGAAGCACTTCGTGATGAAATGTCACAAATCTACGCCGCAGCAAGTGAATCAGATAATCAAGATTGGATGCATGTACTTAATGTAGCCGCTAGGCATTTAGATAAACTAGAAGGTGTATTAGCAACAGCTTCGGCTAAGCTAGGAGTACTACCTAAAAAATAACCCTTGTAAATCCCATGCATAAATTAACCTCAACTTAATCGTTGGGGTTTTTTTATTCTAGATCCTTTCTGTAGAATCTTCCTTGTATATTATCATTGTATGAATCTATCTGAAGTACTTTATAGTGCATCTGCCAATATACTTCATAGTAACTTAACTGCTTCTTACTTTTACAGAGTGTTAATATCTCTCTAGTAAAACAGTCTTCACCTAGATCTTTTAAGTCTTGTTTGATTAATTTGCTACTTCCCCAATAAGTTTCCCAGTCGGATTCTTTTTGTATCTTACGCTTCTTTGGGACGCGCCCAGGTTTGTCCCATTCCGCGATCTCCTTCTTGGTCAATATCTTGCTCACATTATTGTATAAAACCTTTCTACCAATATAGAAACGGCCATCACATATATTAGTGATCTTGTATACAAACCCAAAAGTGTCTGATGGGAAGTCCTCTAGAGTCTTTAACTCTTTATTTTCGTATAACCACTTTTTATAACTCATTTGTTTTTATTTTAAGAGTCCCACCTTACTATAAACGTCATGTCGGTATTAGGTGGCATTCTATACGGTCTAGATAGTTTTCCTACAACTAGTAGTTCGTTTACGTCGTTGTATAAACCTACTGTTGTTGCGTAAGGATCAAAGTCTGATCCCGTTATTGCGTTTATATATGATCCTGATGTGCCTGATTGTATAGCACTAGGGTTCAATGTGTAATTAAAATCGTTTTCATTAACTAAGCACCTAACTTCATTTTGATACATAGTTAGTTCAGCTGTTAAATCTAATTGTGTATTATAAGAGCTCTCGAACATTAATGCACCAAATTCTGGAGCTTGTGATGTTATCACAGCCATTCCTTGAGCATAGAATATGTTTCCTACTCTTTCATTAACAACTGTTCCTGTGTTTACTTCAATCAAATTACCATTACCATCATCTATAATATTCCATTCCCAAACTTGCATACCATCAACAGTAGAGCCAGACATGTAAAAACTGTTTCTAGCTATTTGCTGACCATACACAGATCTTGGTATACTTACAATCCAAACTCCTGCATTTGATTCTGTTGGAAAATATCTAAAATCATCATCGAATGTTCCTGATGCAGCGGTTGATTGAAGCCAATTGTCTCCATAAGATGCAGAAGGTGGAACTGATCCTGATACGTAGTTAGAATAATATAGTTGTTCTACAGACTTATAATTCAAATAAGATGATGTAGACGCAGCAGGTATTTCATAGAAGTATGAACCTGTATAGTTAAGTCCTCTCTTGTAAGTAATACCTACATTAGACCATAAAGGAGATGGGCTCACTGTATTATAACTAGCAAAGTATTTTACTTGTATAGGTACAGAGGTTACATCTGAAGTCTTCAGTGTATTTGTGGCCCTACTCATTTTTTATATATTACCAATCTAATTTAACTCTTATCAGAGCTTCTTTAGTGAAGTCTTTTGTAAGAGGTTTAGACATTTTAGCTACGGCTAACAACTCGTTATTATCATTATACAAACCAACTGTTGTTGGGAATGTTTGAGGACTATTGATAAAGTTTGAGTAGATCAATGTTCCTGAACCTGTGATAAATGATGGGTTAGTTGTATAGTTATAATCTTGGTTCTTAACTCTTACAAATACATAATCAGAAGAGATTGTCTCTTGAGAGTTTAGTTGAAAGTTAGCACCTTGAATAATAGAGCTTACTATATTAGTTGTGTTAGTAGAGGCATCTCCATTAGTACTACCAGAAGCAATTACTAAACCAATACCTCCTCCTGAACCTGTTAACATTAAAGCAAGAGGATTCAATACAAATAGTCCAATATCTGGTAAGAATAAACCGTAACTTCCTGAAGGAGTAAATCCTCTTTGAGAAGCGCCAGTAATTAATGGAGTACTAGCAGCTGTTCCATTAGATCCTGATACGATATAATAAACTCGACCACCATCTACATAAGTAACTGTAGTTACATCATTAGAGTTATCTGTTAATTTAACAAGACCTTGTGATCCTGATAGATATAGATTCCATGTTCCTGGAAATAAACTTTCTTTATATCTATTTCTATCTATTGGAAGAGCGATCAAATCAATCGATGCAGTATTACCTGGACCAAAGTTTACATTTGATTCAGCATCTCCATAAATCAAATTTCTATACTGACCAAAGTTAATTCTAGTTGGAGTATTTTGAGGAACTAATGTATTTAAAGGAGCAGAGCCTGAGCCATTTGAACGTCCATATGCTATAGAGAATTGTACAGAAGATGTCGTTGCAGTTATAGGAGCGTTATATACATCAATATAATAACTACCTGTACTTGAAGCAGAGGCAGTATAAAATGATGTTAATGTAGTAACATTATTACTCCATGCAGGCGCTGTAACCGAATCTGAAGATACTACAAAATCTGTTGGATCTAATCTAGTAAATGACATATATTAATTAGTTTACTTTTGTGATTGTTACAGGAATAGAGATTCTAGCACCAGAGTCACGACCTGTTACTACTAATGTTGTATACAAGGCTGAGTTAGAACCGAATAGCGTGTTAACAGTAGTCGCAGTTAGGTTGATAGTTGTTCCGATAACTGTCTTACTTACATTAGTTCCTATAGTTGTTGTGCTGTTTAAGCTAGTTGCTTCTGGAGTATTGATACCTACACCATTGAAAGATGCCATAGTTCTAACATCACCGATAGTAGCAGTATAGCCAGACTGTTCAAATGTTGAAGTAGCTCCAAGGTAGTTGAGTGTCTGAGGAGTGATTGCTAAAGAAGCTCCTTGCTTTAGAGTGATTGAAGTATATCCTAGATCTAGAACTGGGATCTTAGCTGTTCCTCTTGGAAGAGTGATCAACTTATATCTCATGATCTCTGTATCGTTAGGATAAGCCTGTAGAATTGGCATAGCTTCAATAGCTTCACCGTAGAAAGCAGATCCAGAAGGGTGGTTTGGATTGTACAAAGTGTAGTCAATCTCATCATCAGCTAAGCTGAACTGAGTGATCTGGAAACTACCGTCATTACGGGCTAACAGTTCACGACCCTTTTTGGTAAGGATGGCATCTACTACTACAGAGGTACTACTTAAATATGACATACGAAAGTGGCTTTTAAATAAATATATTCAATTTGGTTTTTTATTGTATCAAGTTCTGCTGTTTCAAGGCTTTCACGACATTACCGGCATTATCTCTAACTGGTGGATCTATGTATTGAGGGAACAGTAGACCGTTTTCAACTAGAGTAGAGTCTTTAGGGTTATATCTCAGCATCACATTGGTTTCATCTGGCACGTGTTTCCAAACTATATACCTGCAGGCTTTGAATTGAGCTCCTGTTATAGATTCTGTAGGAACTGATGAACCTGATGTGAACAATGCCAAGTTAACTGGTTGATCAAGTTCTACAAGTAATACTGAACCTGTAATGTTGTTAAGGCTTCCTGATTGTCTTACATTTTTAATTACATACTCAAATCTCTCATCCCAACCTAAAGATGAACTATTGTATAAAGAAATTCTATCTCCTGTTTGTAAAGTAAAAGGAAGTATAACTGGAGGAAGCGATGACCCCGTCCAATATGGATCAGATGTAGAATTAAATGTTATAGGTCCTACTGCACTATTATAGTAGTAAGACATTGTAGTATTAAATATAATCTCATTAGATTGAGAAAGATAATACAAACATGGCTGAGAACTTGTGACTTCTGTTTGGTAGTATGTAAATGTTGTTGAAGCACCAGCACTTCCTGTTATACCAGCGGCTGTAATACTATCAATTGTTATAGTACAGTTAGGATAATATCCTCCACAACCTTGAGTGTCAGGCCAGTGAGTGCCTAGATAGCCACTACCTCCAGAACCATTTCCTGTATTAGACCATTCAGAAAGAGTTAACCCATAACCAGTAACTCCACTTTCTTGAGAGGATAATACTACAACAGTTACATTTTCATTAGCGGTACAGTTACCAGCGGTAACATCTAATTGTGCAGTTAAATTAAGAAATATTTTAGGGTGTGTTCCAATAGGACCGGTATAAGAAGCGGATATATAGAATTGGAAATCACTAGTTCCACCACATCTCTGTCCTGGTGTAGGACTTGCCTCTGTTTCATTTTCTGTAACCCACCAAGACAATTGCCAATTATTAGGATCCAAATAACCTGAACTAGGTGTTAAACCTGAACCTTGTGTAATTATTGTTTCAATCGGTTTAGTTAAAGTAAATTTTTGATATGTTGCTGATCCGCTTAAATTGTGTAATATAGGAAGGTATCTCCAACCCCCTTCATATATCTCTAGGTCTGGATTGTTTGCTAATTGCTGAGTATACGGGTTAGATTCATCGTAATCGAACAAGGATATATTAGTAGTTTCTTGAGACTTAAATATATTCTGAACTGTAAACAGATTTTTATTTGCTTTAGTTAGATCGAGTACATTTTGATCGTTATCTATAACATATTTAATCTGAGCATTTGATCTATTAGGTAAAAATAAAGATGCTGAATAAATGTCTACTAGATATGCGTACTGATATTTTATTTTATCAATAGCAGCTGTATCACCATATGAAATATTTGCTGGGCTTTCTGTATTATATTCTTCACTTATTGTTTTTGATCCACGATACCTTGGTATAACAGATCTTTCTAAGTTGTAGTTATAATCTTGTACTTGAGCGTATGGATTGTTAGGATTAGTGTATGTAGCGTAATTATTTATCTGTGCGTTATTAATAGATGCTGTAACTATACCATAGTTTACAGGAAGTAATTGATCAGAATTATAATCCAGATCAAATAAATCAACTGATCTTACAGATGATGTTACATTTTGATATAAAGCACCTAAATTAACTTGTATAAATCCTGAGCCTGTGCCTGGCAAATTAGACGCTTCGTCTTGATCAAAAGCTTGACCATTTGTTGCAACTATTTTTGATCCACTAAATTCACCATTATATAATTCTATGTCTTGTGAACTAGAATAAGAAGCCTCACCTAAAGGAGTTATTACAAACCCTGACCAATTAGTAGAACCTGATATTGCACCACCATCACTACCTGTAATAGTTAACATATCAATAGACTGAGAATAGTCATTGAAACTCATACTAGGCTCATGACGAGCGTACTTATTTCTCTCATACAAGTGAGACTTAACTATAATACCAGTAGATACGTTTGCTCTAGCAGGTACAAAATCTTTAATCACTTTAAATAGAGAGTTATTATAGAACTTCAATAATCTTACATATTCCCAAACACTATTAGGCTGAGTATACGTTGCAAAATATGCATTACTAGCGCTAACTAGTGGTTGATATGATGAAGAGTATTGATATCCAGGAGCTCCTATTAGTTGATTAATATCAAAATAACCTTGCGAGGCTGTAATATTTGTATTGATTACATCTGCTGGAGAGAACCCAACTTCTATATTTGTGCTATTTAGTCTATCGTTATTAGTGTAATATTGTAAAGTAGTATATGGAGACAGTAGAGATGAAGATAATTCTAAACTACCAGTAACTATACCAGTTGATCCTGTTGCTATACCTATTTTATAGTTATTTGTATTGATATCTAAAACACCATCAACTGAATTGATAGGGTTTCCTCCAAACTCACGAACAGTTAATATGCTTTCTGGTATACCATACGTAGCTATTAGAGCTTTAACACCTCTTTCTGTGCCTTTCGTCTTTAGTAGGTACGGTAAGTTGTGATAGAGTCTTTTATATAACTCATCTTGTATAGTGGCAGCAGGAAGTGTCGTTAAACTTGAAGTAACGTATCTAGTGATCATTTCAGACCCAGTAGGAGGTAGAAGTGATCCATCTTCATTGATACCAAATAATGTGTAATATAGGTTGTCTGATACGTTAGTATTTGTATATAACTGCATACCAAAGCCGCGTAATGCGTCTGAAACGAGGTCTAATGATATACCGGTATCAGGATTATTTGTTGCATTATATCTGTTAGATACATCTTTATAGTAGATCCAAATATTATCAAAGTGTTGACCAATCATGTCAACAAAAGTGATATAAGGTTGATTACTTGAATCGTCTAGTAAGTATTGAGGAATAACATTACGAAGAGTATCTTTATTAGTTGTGTCGTAGTAAGAAGCACTAAATAACAATGACTGTGTTGTAGCAGTAGGAACAGTAGTTGTACTTCCTAAAAAGTTAGCTGCTTGAGATGAAGATACGGAATACAAAACATACGGCTGAGTATTTGTACTTTTTGGCCAAGCCCAACTAGCAGAGTTAAAATATAAGAAATATTCATAAGGATCAAAATTCTTTATGATATTATCTATGTATAATTGCAAAGAACTAATGCTAGAAGACACTATTCCAGAACTACCAGCCCCTCCTACTATAGCTCTCTGTGTTGCTAAATCCGCACTACTAGATTCTATTAGTTGTAATTTATATACAAAATTTCTAACTCTTTCCTCAGCATTAGAGAAGTGAATAAAATTTGAAAAGTCACTATAATTTACATTAATATCAATAGACTTATCTTGGTAATAGCTTAATAGTTTTTGAAATGATGATGTAACAGGACTCGCTATTAAGTTATTATAGTTATAATAAGGTGTAGTTTGGCCATTCTTAGTATTAACATTAACATTATAGTTAGGTCCACGAAGACCGTTTATGTCTTGTTGTGGATCTACTTCTACTTGAATATCTACGTTAAAACTAACTGACTCAGCTACCTTATCTACTATCCATAGTTGAGATTTTATATCAAATTCTGTAGGAAGAGGTTCATAAAGTCTTATTAAAAGATATGTTCCTTCTTCATCTTCAGTTAATGCAACATTATTAGCAGTAAGTACTATGTTATTTCCAAAATTCAAATAGAATATTGGATAGTAGTTTTTAGTTGCAATGTAAGCTTGATATTGAGCAAACCCCTCTCTTATTACTGCATCTGATAATACTTGAGAAGCTAATTTTAATTCTTTTCTTGTTTGAGATATTTCTTTTATCCAATATTGAGTACCAAATTGAGAATTGAATAGCTTCTTATAAAAGTTATATTGAACAGTAAGATTTCCCCTATTATATCCTCTATTACGTAAATCTTTTTCTGGGTCTAATGTTAATGCAGAGTATGTATTGTTCTGAGGATTATTTAATAAAAAAGGATAGTAATCAAAAGCATCGTAATCAGAATCTATTAATGTATTTTGTTGGTCATATATAAACAACTCTATATAATCACCATCTGCACCAAAACTAGCATTTATAAAGTTAGATGTAACTAACTGCTGATCTAATGGAGTTAATTCTACAGGTTGTTTACCTTCACCAGAATATGTTATATTTACTAATTCCATTACATTAAGCTATTGATATCTGTAAATGATTGATTCAAATCTAATAATTGTTGACGAAGTGAGTTAATCTCTTCAATGAGTGCTTGTTTTTCTGCATCTATAACTGATCCTCCAATATACTGTTGACTTTGTTCAACAAGGTATGTGTGAGAATTAATAGAGCCAGATACTGGGATATCAAAAAATAGATCTTGATAATATTGAAAGAACTCATCTACAGTAATTTCAGGAGCTGTATCTACAACATCCGGGGTGAGTAATTCCTCAAAATTTGTATCAACAGCTTTGGTGTATGTGTTTATACCGTATATTTCTTTAACTAAATCTATATTTGCCATTATCTAACTACTTTAAAAATAAGATTATTGTCTACTTCAAAAGTTTCTCCGTCTGATAAAGTTGTTTTGATAAGTACTTTATAATATCTTTCTGGTTCTAGACCGTTCATATACATGTTAAAATAACTACTTGTTGCATCACAACTAATCTTTGTATACGAAGTGTCAAAATCTACTACCATATCCTCTGTCTTTACATCTTGTAAAGCCCAATATGATGTCTGAGGAAGTGCCTTATTTGTTGTATAAAAAGAAGATGTTGTAAATGTTCTTGTCGGATATTTGTCTCTGGCATTAATTCTAAATTTATATTTTTCAGTGCCATATTTGTAGGTATCAGTATTATTGGCTAGCGTAATAACTGTATTAGAATTGTTTATGACACTTAAACTACCTGGAGAAAATGCACTATCATCCCACTTCATTTCAATTGTAGGAGGATATATAGTATGGGTATCTACAGAAAAAAAGCTTAAAGCAATATAACTACCTGAATTGTTTTCTATAGATTGCGGATGTTTAACAATAACTCCATAATTACCCGTTCCTAAAAACCAAGAAGTAGATATATTAGTGATGTCAACATTAATGTCTTTACTATCTTTATATCCAAATGATTGCGTAGCAAAATTTAATGTCCAAGAACCCCCTCCAGGAGTTAAATAATATTGAGGACTAGTCCAGTTATTAGCTGCAGTTGTAAAAGATCCTGTACTGTACCAACAAACACCGTTTCTTGTTTGTGGATTATCAGCTAATTTACCAGTTCCCATTGTCCAAGGATCAGAAACTTCTCTAATTTCTAAACTATAGCTAGTATTTAAATTTTCTGCGTTAGCTAAATAAAGTCTTAGATTAGTTTTCCATGAACCTGTTTGAAATGTTTTTATTTTTTCTATATCAGTATTACTAAATAATATAAGAGATCTTCTTAAATCATCTTGAAGAAGTGGTTCAGAAGGTACTGGATCAACAAAATAATTTAAAGGTTTACTATTATTCTTAACACTAACTTCTAATATCTCATCAAGACCTGTATTTCTAGCGGGTTGACTAGAATACAGTGAAGCATCAGCGGAAGCAAATATTTTATATACGGCCATTTTTCTACTTTTATAATGTTACGACTCTACCTTGTATGTCTTGGTTTAAATATTTAACTTCAAATATAGATGGGTCAAGCGATGGATAAATTACACCATTCAAAGTACCTGCTGTAATATCATAAGCATATTTAGAATATCCATTGGCTTCACCTGTCTTATTTATAATTCTTATGTCTTTTACAGTTTGAACTCCTTCAACTTGATCCAGTATTGTATAAACGTCACCTAAAATAATAGGCTCATTAATTTGCCAATTATCTATGTTAAAGAAGTCTTGAAGTGCTAATATACATCTTGCTACAACATCTTGACTAGTATAATTTGGTCTAATAACTATATCAAAGTTACACCCAATATTAATAATATAACCAGGTTTAATATTAACAGCATCAGTCAACATCCTATAGTCTTTCAAATATGTTTGAATGTTTTGTAGAATTGCTGGAGATGGTTGATCTAATTGATCTTGTGCATTTAGTCCTAGTACATATAAACTTATAGAAAGAGGATCTCTTTGGCCTGGATCCTGATTCATATAGTTTCTAAACGTAGCATCGTCTTTTGTTATATAAGCTTTGGCTACTTGACCATATTGAGGAGGCATAGACATTACTCTCGCAAGATAATCTTCTTGAGTAACAGCGCGAAGTTGAGTTGGATACTCAGCAGCGATATTAAATCTAAGCTGTTCTACAGAATCACCGTCACCGCCTCCTGCGGCAGGTTCTGGGTTATTTGTTACAATTGTATTTTGGTAAGTTGTATTTCCTGATACTGTATAAGAAACCAACTCAGTTAGTTGCCCTGTTAATATATTTGAAGAAGCTCCCCCGCCTACAAGATATTGAAAAGTTATAGAGGTATTTTTAGGAGCAAGACCGTAAGTTTCAGTGGTTACAAAATTAGTAGGGTCAAATGAACTAGAAAGTGTACTTAAACCGCCTCCAGTTAAACCAACACTAACACTATTTGGATTTGGTATTATTGCAGTATCTGCTACAGAATTAATACCTGCTCCAAATTCAATGTCTAGTGATCCATCAATTCTGAATCTAGAAACATAACGTCTAGGCACAGTTAATTTCTGAATCATATAAGGTACCTGATTCTGATATTGATATAGGCTAGGATAATTAGCTGCTGTATTTTCAACAGGCTTTAATATGTAATCTTGAGCAAGATACGGTACTTCATACCAAGTATTACCGCTTGAATCTTTGGCATCAAGAATAGTTATAATACTATTATCTTGAAGATTAACTGTTGCAAATCTTTGAGCGGATCCAAAAGTAAAAGTTTGAGTTTTAACCTGGCCAGATATTGCTTGAACACTTTTCTTTAAAAGATAAGATGTAGGAACATTTGAACCATTAATTGTATAAACTTCTATGATAGTTGGATCATAAGAAGATGATGTTGTAAAGTCTACTTTTTGAGGCACATAAAATAATACAGAGCTATCTACATTAGACTTAACTTGCATGCCTTGTTCGATAGTCATAGCATAAGAAAAATCTGGACTTGTACTAGCACCAACTGTAATAGAAGGAACTTGTTGATAAACATCTAACATAACTGTGGCCGCAGATGTTACCTTTGGTCTATAACCTAACATATAGGCCATAGTATAAAGATTTCCTTTCTGTTTAGAATATTGTAAGTAGGTTTCTTGAATCTGATTGTCTAGATAGAATGAGAGAACATCTCCTACATAAGAAGCCATTTCAATGAACATGCTACCAGGTGATGCCTGAGTAAAATCATTATAGACTGTAGGGTAATAGGCTTTTGCATACTCTATTAGATCTGATCTAAATGAGGTAAAGTCTTTATTGAGATATTTTATGTCTACTTGATTCAGCATCTTTAGAAGTTTTGTATGGTCAGTGTAACAGAGTCATTTTCATTTGATCTTAATAGACGATAACTGAATTTTATATTGATAGAATTATAGTCTGGGTTTCCTATGATATCTAGAGTCACTATCTGAACATTAGGAAAATTAGCCTCAATTTGAGTTCTAATCGATTCTTTTATATCTTCAAAAGTAACTTGATCAATAGGTTCAAATAGTCTAGCTCTAAGGCCAGCACCAAAAGTAGGATTAAAAGGTCTTTCTCTTGGGTCGGTTAGAAGGAAGTTGATCAAGTTGTACTTAGTCTGGTCTTTGGTTGTGTATATGGTAGAAAATACGTTCTCGGCATCAAAAGGGATTTTGACACCAACACCTGTTGATGGTCTAAGGTCTACTACTGATATTTTCTTTAGTCCGTATGCCATTAGATAGCTCCTTTCTCTTTCAATTTACTCATTAGACCAGTAAAGTC